CATTGTGTAGTATTGATTTGTTCGTGCATCAAAATACACTTGACCGCCGTATGGTTTGTTTTGTCCGTAATCCATGTTAAAGCTCACTCTCTTTTCCGTTCCCTGTCAGTGGGAATATCATTTGTTTATATGTAGCCCACCATTCGTTTGCGTAGTCTGTGTTTTGATAGTCATTGAAGCACGGTGTGCCGAGTGTGTGATGGACTAGCTTTGCGTCTGGATTATATTCAAACTCAGTTTCTAGCCAGTTCCATTCTTCCGGCAGCTCACCGATGAACCTTTGAGCCAGCCATTCAAACCTGTGAAGGAATGTGCCGGATGCGTTCTCTACCAATTCTGGAGTTAGTCTGCGATTCTGCCAGTGCTGACAGTTCCACAATATGACCGATGACCAGTTCTTGCATGGGTAATCTTCGTTTTTCGCGCCGAGATACTTGACTGGATGTTTTGTTTTGTAATCATGTTTTACTACTTTGACCGCATGGAAAGGGTCGCAATGGTCTAACAGTTTTTTTACGTCACCTCTAACAATCATATCGCCGTCACAGAACAGCGCATGGCCTTGATAGTTGCATAGATAAGGAACTAAGAAGCGCGAGTATATGAAAGCGTTAGAGCCATCATCGTGCGTTTCTTCGTAGAACTTAAAATGGTTTAGTGCTAATGGTGTAAATGATACTGGAATGGTGCTGTGCTGTATTACTGATTGGCAAAATGTATGGTATGCAACAGGCTCTACGTCACCGTCATAGCCTACGAATATACGGAGAGGTTCCATTTAATTTTGTTTATTATTAAAATAATCTAAAACTTTTTGTAACTTTTCCTCGTCCGTCATCCATGACCTTAAATCAAGGTCTGGCTGTTCATAGCTTAACGGAAGGTCGTGATCGGAAATTCTTATTTTTGTGTTCGTTGGCTTGTGCGTAATATATTGGCTTCTTGATTGAGTTGATTTACCAAAATCAAATTGATCGTCAGTTGCACCTAAATTATTTTTTAACATTCCTAAAAATGATTTTTCTGCTTTTTTTGTTGCAACACTTTTAATTATCTTGTCAGACTTTGCATTTCTTTTTAATAAATATTTACCTAATTCAATTGGATCGTCGCCTACTGCATAAAATGGTTTTGATGCACTTCCCCATCTTGGTTCATATCTGCCCAAATAATCACCACTACTAAGCAAACTTACGCGGCCCTGCATATCATCGAATAAATTTCCCGCTGCATCATACATGGGATTTTTCGGAAGATTATCTAAACCAAGAACAACATCTTGTGTTAAATTTTTTGGCGCAAAGCCGCTAGATTTTAATTTTATTGCCCCTAACAAACCACCAACATTTTGCATCGGGTTATTAATATCCAGCGCAACATTATATGCTTGTTGCTGCATTTGCTCTGGCGTTAACTGTGGGAATGGCTGGCCATATCCTACCGCTTGCTTTAATGGTTCTACATCACCACGCAATAGCCCTGCAAAGCCTGAACGTATAGGCGCACCGCCCTCAAGGAAATTTAGCAAGCCGCCACGAATTGCTTCACCGGCGCGGCCTAGCTTCATGTCATATTGACGCGGCATTATTTGCTGTTGCGCCAAAAGAAACTCTGCCCGCTCTCTCGCTTTCAAGCCACGACATTACGGAGGATGCAAGTTCCTTGTTTTCTTTATTTGCAGATTGCGGCCTAGATGAAATTCCATTGCCCCCAACAAATAACCGAGGAATGATAACTGCATTGTCTTTTTTACGGACAAGCATGAATTCATCATCTAATAGCATATTGTTCTCGCAAAAAAAATCCCGCCGAAGCGGGTAGGAGGGAGATGACACACGTAAATTAAACAGGATTTTCTGTCACAACCTCCTGTGGGTCGTTGCGGGCGATGGTTGCAAGCCAAAGCTGGCATAGCCTAGGACTAGACATTGGAGATATGCAGACGCACCTTCTCCACGCGATTAGACTACACTAAATCTCTGCGAGTTGCAATAGTTAATAAATTATCCATCGCGTTGCATAAATCATCTGCGTAATTCCGAGGCTTTATTGAGCCTAGATACCTTGCGTTGATTGCCATGATTTGGCCTTTAGGCAACGAATCAATGATTGAATCTATTGCAATAACTACTCTTAAATCTGCATCTTCCAGCATTATTTCAAACGCATCGTTGGCACTTTCACCGCCGGACATAAGGCAGGATGACTTTGATGGATAGCCTAGTTTATGAGATGGTTGCTGCATCCAATCCCGCCAATCCTCTAATATCTCCATCAGGCGCTCCATTGTCACTTAGTCTTGCTCCCGTATATCCTGATTGCGAATGATTCCAGCATCAGCCGTTCCATGTGTGTAAACTTTTGCCGTTGCGCTGGCGTAAAAATGTAAATGTCCTGCTCTCTGTATGCTCGGCGCTCTTTCTCGAACAATTCTTCATCGGATAGAGGTGATACGCCCATGAATTTTTCAAGAGAGGATTTCATTAGCCGATAGCTGATTCGATCATCATAGCAGCCGCACATCCCATATTGCTAACTGGCGGGCTTCGGTGCGATTGGTATTTATTCCAGTCTGGGTGTCTTGAGCTGTATTCATCGACGTTAAACCGTTGTCCTATGTCTGGGATGAATTTAGTATAACCCATCATATTTAAAAGCGGGGATGGTAACTCTAAAATTTCAGTTTGCTTCTCGGCTTTCTTTTCAACCTCGACTTTCATCTCGAATCTAACCTTATGCGCGGTCAGCTCGATTTCATCCTCGGTCGTATCTCGGTGGAAGTAGTACATCCTGCCACCCCTGTAACCTGTAGAGAGCTTTCGTTGTATTAATCTCCCTTGAGCGCTCAGATCGCAGAGCATCTTCGCTACTGTTGCCGGTCTTAGCCCAATTAAATGATATACGTCTTTGACGTATGCGCCGTCTCTGGTTATTAACTTCTCCAGCTCTTGCAGCTTGTCGTCGCGCTCAAGTTTGCGTTTCAGGTTTGCAGGGTGCATCTTTTTCTCAGCCATGTTGTATCTCCTTGAGTTTGTTTTTGTAATAAATCTTAAGCTCTTTCAGTTCGTCAATCGTCCACTTTTTTATTGTATTGTCGTTTTCCAATGCCTCTACGCGCTCAACACCAATTTTTTGTATCAGGCGTTTACGATATTCGAGCAAGTTGCCAGAATGGTGGACGTTACATGGCTGGCACTGTTTGGCTATATTGTCTTCGTTAAATCTCAGTTGCGGGGCCGCTGCTGTAGTCCTGAAATGCCCTGCATGATATTGCCCTTGATGATTCCTGCCGCATGAGATACAAGGTAACGCAGCATCCCTTTTCCTTATGTATGCGTTGCATACCGCCTGCACCTCTTTTAGCCATTGCTGGCGCGTCTTTAATCTTTGCTTTGCCTCGCGTATTGTTTTACGCTCATTGAAGCGCTCTACGGCCTCGCGTTCAGCTTTAACATCATGTGCGTATAGGCAAGCGCATTCGTATTTGCCGCACAATACCTGCAATGATGTGCGCGGTGAGAATTCTTCACGGCATACGCGGCATTTTTTAAGTTTCGGCATCAGGCAAATAAATCAATAGTTTGCTTAACCTCATTTTGGAATCTTTTGCTTGCCTCTCTTAAATTTAAAACAGCTTGCTTATAATAACTGTCTTTTAGCTCAATCCCAACAGCTTTGCGGCCAAGTGAAACAGGGCTATAAACTTCGCTGCCAACTCCCATAAATGGCGTCAATACAACCTCGTTTGGATTTGAGTAAAGCTCAATTATTCTGTCGATAACATCGAGCTGTAATGGGTGAACGTGCTTCTCGTCGTCCTCTTCTTTTGAATCCCTGAATGGCAGAACGTTATCGATGCGGATGTCATCCCAAACACTCGAAGCGTATCGCTGCCAAATGTAATGGCTTAACTTGTTAGCTTTAGGATCTGTGGAATCTGAAAACTTATCGTTTAGATGTTTCCACAATTCATCGGCTGTGAACTTGGTTTCGTTTGCATTGTTATATGCTTGTAGGATATTCGGCAATACTGGGGTTTCACCAAAATATCGAAGCAAACCATACTCATGCGTTACAGGAACCGCGTTATCACCTTTTTTGGTAAATATCAGCATGTAGTCAGGCATGGCGGTAAAGCATTTTGTAGAATCTTCTACGATGAACTTGTGCATCAGAGACTGCACCATCGTTCTCATTCGCACCTTTAGAGGCTCTTTCCATATCGTGATTCTGTTGCGATATTCAAAACCATATTTTTCATGAATCTTGATTATCTCGTGCGGAAAATCCCAAAGCCTGCAAGTATTATCAAAAACATCCGTGCAATGAACTGCTGTAATTCTTCCGGCCTTTGTTAACCTTGCAATTTGTGCAACCAAAAAATCATACTGTTGTAAAAATTGCTCTTTTGATTCGCAGTTTGAAAAGTCGCGCTCACTTGAGCTGTAATTATACAAACCTGCGAAAGGCGGAGAATATACAGATAAGTCAATGCTTGCATCTGGCAGGCTTGGCAATATTTCCATGCAATCGGAATTGTAGATGCTGTATTGATCGGTGTGCATTTCATCTTTAGTAATCATTATTATTCCCTCAAATAAATTTAGGTAAATTTGCGCTGTTTTTGAATTCCTTGCGAATGTCGGTAAATTCAGAATTCACAGCATTCACTAAGTTTTGATGTAGCTGTATTGCTTTTTGTGTCTTTTGTTCTAGCGCCTCTAAAACTCTGGCTTGTCCATCGCTGGCCACAATATCAATTGTTACGTCTCGCTTTTGACCAAAGCGCCAAAACCTTCTAATTGCCTGATAATATTGCTCATAAGACCAAGTTGGGAAAAATACAGAGTGATTGCAATGTTGCCAGTTAAGGCCCATTGATGTCATCTTTGCTTTGGTAATTATTCGCTTGATATTGCCATGAGCAAAGTTAATTAAAATATCTTCTTTTTTGTCTATCGACATAGACCCCCTAATTTCAACCGCATCGGGGTCTAACTGAGATAAAAGCTCGCTCTCATCGTTAAAGTTGCACCAATAAACGCTCGTTTTATCCAAAGCCAACTCTGCAGCAAGTTCGCATCTTGGCGCGATGGTCTGCTGCTGCTCATGTCTGACCTCTGTCATCGACTTGGCCACTGGTGTTAACAATTGCACTTGGCCATCAATATCTATCATGCTCTGATTTTCGACAGAATGATATTTTTTAATCAGCTCAGGCAAATCATACCCGTCATCACTGAACCCAATATCACTAGGCTTCTTGACCATGATTGACCATTGGTTAACCCATGCAAAAAAGTCTCGCTCGGCGTGTGGTTTAAGATAAAACTTTTCGCCAATATTCCGATTTGTAGAATCTACCGAGTTTTGATTGTTCTTGAAAAACTTCGTCAGCATGTCCATATAGCCCATATAGCCTAATGCTTCGCTGGATGTGCCTAGCTCTATAAAATCATTAGGGCTTGGTGTCGCTGTAGACAAAAACCGATAAGGTACTTTTTTAATAAATGACGTTATCTGATCTTTTATCTTCCCGTCAAAGTTTTTAAGGATTGAGCTTTCGTCAAGAATTACGCACTCAAAATCTGACGGGTTAAAATAATGCAATCTCTCGTAGTTGCATACTACAATTTTCTTTGAAAACGAACCATTTTTGCTATGCTCAATGTCATCAATTCCAATTTTTTCAGCTTCTTCCAAAAACTGAAAAGCAACCGCCAGCGGAGTTAGAATCAATACATTTTTGTTTTTAGTTAAAACGATGTTATTTGCGATGGATAGTTGAATTAGCGTTTTTCCGAGGCCGGTGTCTGCAAAAATCCCAATCCTGCCTTTTGCAACCGCTTTGGAAATAATATAGCATTGAAAGTCAAATGCAATATCAGGTATCCAGTTCGGATGAAACCCAAACTCTCCGATACTATGCTTTTTCGCTTCCAGAAAATCTTGATAGGCTTGCATAATTACCCTTTCATGCACCCATTTGAGGAACTCGGCGCGGATGCGTGGGTATGCACATCCTCGGGATGCCTCCCTGCCGAGTTATAAATATATTACATCTAAAATCTAACGGAATCAAGTATAAATCCGCACTCAGCCGCGAATCTTTCGCATTTCGCAAAATACTCTGAAAACTCCGCCGTGTTGAGCTTGGTTGTTGATTTGATAAATGTCTCGCCGTTCTTCTCGTAGCTCAAAAATTTATACCCGAGTAATTGGTGCATTTCGTCTTTCTCGTAACCGATCAAATCTCCCAATCCTGTTACAAGCTTCCAATATAAATCATTCTGCGATAACGTCCGCGCTAACTTTTTCTCGATTACCTTGCCGGTGTATAGCTGGCCGGTAGGTAGAGCTTTTACCAGCATGCAGAAAGCTTCGCGATTATGGTCGCCGATAGTAAAATTTCTAATCTGCATTATTTGAAAAGACCGATATTGATGGGCGGTTGATAGTTCATGGCGCAATTTAAAATATGTAACCCAAGTTCAGGGTCAACCATGTTTCGCAGAGCTTTTCGCTTATCCTTTATTCTAGTCCCATTTAGATTAAATCCAAAAATAGTATCACCAGGATTTACATGAATAATTTTTACATTATTTTGATAAGAAAAATTGTGAATCTTAAAATTACTCCAGTAATTATGCCGGTTTATTGTAACGTCAGGGTCAATTAAAGGTTTGTAATAAGGAATTACATTTTCAATGCAGAATTTTATATTATTGTTTGCAAAGTTTTTTAGTAAAATAATTTCCTGGTAAAGGGCCATATCAGGATATACAGCATCATGTTTTCCAGCATGAACACCGCACCGTCTAATATCAGAATGCGTCGGGCAAGGTGGGCTTGACCAGATAAAATCGAATTCTTTAAAATGTTTAATAAGGTATTCGTGGGCATCAGCAATAATTATTTCATCACTTGGAAAATACGATTTATAAAGTGCAGCTGTTTCCTCGTCATATTCAACAGCAGTAATTTCATGCTGGTCGCCCCATAACTTGCGATTCCCGCCAATTCCAGCGTAAAGATTTAATATTTTCATCCCGCCAATCCCTTTAGCTCATTAATATCATTGGAAAACTTCACCAGCGTTTCCCCTCGCCATAGCGCGTATTTGTAGCCAACCCCGCCGTATTTGCAGATTGTCCATTCGCCGGATTTGATGTGATAGGCATCAATCTGTTTCCACTCTCTCGATTTCATCGGCCCATTGTCGCGCAATATGTCCAGCTCCTGCAATCTCTCGTCCATGCTCAGACCATCCTGCAAATCCGCCGTAGTAGTCCATCAAAGCCGCGATCGTTTCCATTTCGTCCGCTAGTTTCCGTAGGCGGGCGGCTATCTGTAGCGGTGTGTGGTAGAGAGCGTCCATTGTTTTTATACGCTGCGATATGGCGGTATCATTCCGCCCACTTCTAACCCCATGCCATCAAAAGTGTCGTATGCGTCAATATAAATACTCCGAGCTTCCATTGGCCCCATACCTAAAAACTCCTGAATTTTTGCTGATTGCCATAACAAAACTGCGTTATACGCTATATACTTTTTATCTTCATCAAGCGATTCTATCTGGTCAAAAAGAATATCAAGTTTCGCATTCATTTCATTTCTAGTTTTATCGTCCATCGCAGTCATCCTATTCTACGTTCAGCGCTTCTTTAGCGTATCTTAGTGATATGTCAGGATATGCAGAGGGATTGGCAAGTATATCCCGCGCCCATTTTCTGCCATCAACTCGCTTTTTCATCGTGCCAACTGTATCCACCAACTCTGCTGCGTGTTTTTTACCAGCTTCAACCGTCAAAGGTGTTTTATTTTTGGCTTTAATCGTAGGCTTATGCACTTCAATTATGTCAGCCGGTGTTGGTAATATATTATTCTTCTCAAGCCATAAATCAATCTTTATTTTCAGGTCGTCCATAGAAAATTGATTTAGCTCATCCCACCAAAGCTTTAAAGTATCTTTGCTAAATTGGGCGACTTCGCACGATTCGCACATGGTATATAGTAAAAGCTTAAACTGTTTTTTATCATCTTCAACCATATATCAATCCTCATGGGGTTAATATCCCTGTTGGTGAATCTGGAGATTAAGGGCAAAGCTATCCCCCACCCAAATGAATGGGGTTCAAGCGTCATCCCTGTCGGAGCCATCTATCGACTTCGGGCAGTTATATCGTGTATCCGTATAACCTCAACCAGACTATCACGACTTGATACAGTCGCCCACCGCGCTCTAGTTGTTTCGCTTCCACGCTTGGCCTATGGTTACCTTTTAAGCCCTAGTGCGTAGGTAAAGTGTATTCAGCCGTAACCCTATCGCACCTGAGATAAAGCAAAAAGCCGCTAAAGTCTCAGTTCTCCTTGTGCCAGCAAGTGGGCTTTTAACCCTTGAGAACTGAAGCTTTAACGGCTTCTCTATCAAGCTGGCACTAGATAGGATAATCATAGCTATATAAGTAATAAAGTCAAAATAAATTAAACTTAATCCCACAGAATTAAGTTAAAGCCAAATCCCACCATTATCAATAGTCCATACCAAAACTCTATATCAGATATTGTGTAACCGGCATTGGTTAATAATAAAGCCATAAGCCCGCCAAATATTCCACCAATAATAGCTTGCATATTAGCCTCTCGAATTGTCCGTGTTCTCGTGCTCATCGTACCTGTCATCAGCAATCATCAGGATGACGCCGAGCAAGCACATGATGACTACGGCAAGTGCAAATCCGCCCATTACCAAAGCGATCATTTCGATTAGTGGCATGTCATTCCCCTTTCGGTAGAGTGTAGTCCTTGAATATGTCAGGGTAGCGCACCAACCAGACCGATGGAATCACATTGCGGATTTTCCAGCGATGGATTCGGCGCGTTCCCTTTGGATTCTCAAGGCCCAAGAGTTCGGCTAGTCTTGCACAGCCGCCGTAATTTTCAATAAGTTTTCTCGCATTCATGTGGTAAAGTATATATTAGACAGTTTGTCACTTATATTTAATTTTATCTATAAGTACATATATGTTGATAGATAAATACAATTAGATATTTTATCTTGATTCGGTATGATGAACACATCAACAACGCAACGGAGAGTGCAATAATGGAGATGATAACCATAGACCTTGACGGCGTGGAACTGGATGTAGTGTATAGCTGCACCAAGACACAAGACGGATACGGCACAGGCGATAGTCCTACTTTCTACGAGATAGACATTCAGCAAGCGACCCCTACTGATTCAGCGACAGACATCTGGCCGCTGATTGAGGATAAATATTCTAGCGCGGTATGGAATGCGATTATTCAGGAGGAAGAATCATGATTAACTGGAAGCCGCAAATCGAAACTGAGCCGATTTACATCAGCGACATACTCGGCGCTATTGGATTGGGAGCTGTTGTCCTGCTGGTGGTATTTCTGCCCGAGATAGCGGAGGTGATGAAATGAGAGCGCGATTCCTACTCACCAGTTCCGGCTGGTACTGCTCGTATACTACAGACCTTGAATGGCTGCCAAAGGTGGTTTCATACAAACACGCCAAAATCCTATGGCTTAACGTATCCAAACAGCCGCCAGTGCATAGATTCTGCAACCGGCCTCACCATTACTTATAGGAGGATTATCATGATGCGCGACCAATACAAACTAAAAATGCTCCGTATGCTGCGGCAAGAATCACAGGGGCACATGCGGGCAAGGATAAAACGCAGGATGGCGCAGGATGCCTACAAGAACCGGTTTGCTGCGATGATGATAGAGGCCAATCGTGTGTGACGGCGGCGTTCAATGGTATCAACAATCAGGACTACAACAGGAGTATGAAAATGAGCAATTTAGAACTGTGGAACAAGGTAAAACGCCCCCCACTGACAGCATTGAAACAGATCGGCGCTGGCCGGCTGAAAGGCATGACCGATATAAACCCGCAATGGCGAATCGAGGCAATCACTGAGCATTTCGGGCAATGCGGCATTGGCTGGCATTATGAGATTGTCCGGCTGTGGACTGAGGAAGGCGCACAAGGCGAGCTGATGGGATTCGCGCATATCAACCTGTACACGCACAAGGACGGCAAGCAGAGCTTACCTATTGTCGGCGTCGGCGGTTCCGCGCTGGTGGCAAAAGAGACGGCAGGACTACGGGCAAACGACGAAGGGTATAAAATGGCTATCACTGACGCGCTCTCAGTAGCGATGAAGCAGCTTGGCTTCGGCTCTGATATTTACATGGGTCGATTCGACGGCAGCAAGTACAAGGATGAAGCACCTGCACCGAAGCCAGCACCGCAATTCACCGCGTCAAGACTTGCAATGATTGAACAAGCCGTCACAAGTGCGATCGACGCTTATAATGCAGGCGATATTGCTACCGCGCACGATTGTCTTTATGGTGACGAACTCTTGCATGATAACGAAGAACGGCTGGAGGCGTGGGGCCGGCTAAAGGATATGCCGCCGCTTCGCGCTGCAATCAAAAAATACAGAACTGAAAACCATCCAATCACAAAGGAAACAACATGAACATCATCGCTTTTACGGGCAACATCGGCAAAGACTGCGAGACCAGGTACACTCAAGCGGGCGATCCGGTCACATCATTTTCCGCCGCGCTTACTTCCGGCTACGGCGAAAAGAAAGTAACCACATGGCTTAACTGCTCTCTATTCGGCAAACGCGGGGAATCTCTTGCGCCATACCTCAAGAAAGGCGCACAGGTAGCCATTACAGGCGAGTTTACAGCGCGGCAATACCAGAGCAAGGACGGAGCCGAGAAAACAAGCCTAGACGTCAGGGTAAACGATGTTACATTGATTGGCGGCAAGCAAGATGCAACGCCGAAACGTCAAGCCGAAAAACAGAATGAACAAGCTGGAAGTTTTGACGATTTTGAAAGCGATATTCCATTTTAAGTTTATGGGCGAAAGCGGATGCTGGTTATGCGGATTGGGAATGCCCGGTCGGCCAGACGCAGCGAGTAGCCCTCTCTATCAACATCTAGCTATAAATAGATATTATAAATTAGACAATATGTCGTTATTGCGGATAATTGAACCATGACTGACACGCCATCATTTCTGCTAGCCGTATCGCTCATTATCTGCGTAACGCTCGCCGGAACGCGCATTATTGACTGGATACACGGGCCGAAGGTTGCGGCATGCAGCATTACTTTTAGCGATGCGACTGGTAACAGGCATCAATTTATTGGGAAAGGTGAGGTGTGGTGGTGAAAAACGAATTTCAAGCAGTCATTGATAAGGCGGTAAAAATAGCGACAGATTCTGCGCTTGCGGGTAAGCCAATCAAAAGGCTCGTTTGGTATCCGCCTGTAGTTGCATCTCAAGACCCTATGGGTGCATTTATGGTCGAGTATCAGCCCGCCAAGAAAAGTGGCAGCGATAGCTAAGAAAGGTGAGGTGTGGTGATGAGAACCCCCTATGATGACGTAATCCGCGCATGGCTTGATGGTGCGGAGGTGGAGGTGATGCACGAAGGGGAATGGTATCCGTTTGCTGGTGATTGGCTTTCAGGACGGCAATACCGCATCGCCAAGCCAGCGCAAGAGCCGAAGTATTTATATGTGTACCGTGCTGCAATCAGTGAATTCGATGGACGGCAGATGTTTAGTTCGCCAATTTTTACTGTAAATAAAACGTATGGCGATGCACAACAACTTAGCTACCTCGGCAAAATCAGATTGGAGGAATGGAATGACTAACTACACGCTGGGTTGGATTAACGTAGCCGACCGACTGCCTGAAACTAAACCGGATTCCTATATGTGCGAAATGTCTGAAAAAGTATTAGTTCGAGGTGAAAGAAAAGATAGCTATCCTTGGGTTGCCCACTTGTTCGTGGATAAAGCAGAGACGTATAAAGACTATGCTTGGGGGTTTGACAAGGACGGGGTGCGGTATACGTGGCTAAGCCCTTACCGCGGCATTGCCGATAACCAAAAAATCACACAATGGTGTGCCTTGCAAGATTTGGAGGAATGAAATGAGCGATGATTTCTATATCTTGGTCACTAGTAGCGATGGTGTGGATAGTCGCAAAGACGATAATGGAGACGGAAAAATGAACAAAGACCTAAACGAACTGAAACAGAAATACGCCGAACTCGGTGAGGAAATCAAACGGCTGGAGGAGTCGCCGAAACCTTGGCCGCAGGAGGGGGATGAGGTTTTTGTTTTAGATACCGCTGGCACAATAATCTGCGGCAAGTATACAAAAGAAAACTTATTCATCGTAAAAGCATTAACCCAAGGCAACGGATTCCGCACCCTCGCAGAAGCCGAAGCCGAGAAGCACTACCGTGATGTAGCTTACAAACTGAGCCAGCAGGAAGGGGCGAGAAAGTTTGTTTTTAATATTGATAACTTTTGTATATATCCAAAACTGGATTCCAACAAATTATTTGCTGATATTTGGGTAACTCAACCTTGGGGAAATGTTTCTGTTTACTTCGACAAAAGAGAACAGGTCGAAAACGCCATCGCCGCTGTCGGTGAGCAGGAAATCGTCCGCGCTATTCGCTGGAAAGAACTAGGAGAAACATCATGACAACACCACATCAATGGGCTGCTGAAATACACGCTATGGCAGATGGGAAAGAGGTTGAGGGATTTTATTGTGGAGAGTGGACACCTGCACGGAAAGATTTTAACCCGATTGCGCACCCAAAACACCAATGGCGCATCAATCCTGAAAAGAAAGTGCTTCGGTATCGGGTGGCGAAGATGAAAAATGACAAGTGGGGATGGCTTAGTTTTGCGGATAATCAGACAATAGCGCGCCACATAGAGCAAGGCCCTAATTTTGTCGAATGGCTCCACGACTGGCAAGAAGTGGAGGTGGAATGATGAACAACTGGAAAATGATAAGTAAAACAGAAACTGTAGATTTTTACAGAGGCGGATGGCTAGGTATATGGGATGCTTTCGTTGCGGTAGTAAAAAGAGATAAAAGAAAAACCATACCAACACTAGTCACCTGTAGCGTATGGGTTAATGCCCCAGAAGGGCAAGAGGTAAAGTTAAAAATAGGTCGTGCAACACTTTGGAGGTGGAATGATGAACGAGAAGATTAGAGAGATCGCTAAAGACGCCGATTTAGACTCGCACAAATTTTGGGACGGCGAAGAAAACCGTTTAGAAAAATTCGCAGAGCTGATTGTGCGTGAATGTATTGATTATTGTGGGGAAAATTTATCCAAAACAGTAGGCGGTGCATTAAAAATACATTTTGGAGTAGAGCCATGACTTTTATTTACATAGCCATAGCTTTTAGTTTAGGGATGTGGATTGGAGCTGACTTAGCTAAGGACGGGTATTTCACGCGAGACGATGAGGATATGTCATGACAAACATTGTCTTAATAAAGCAGGATATAACCAGCAAATTTTTAAAAATATGCCGGAGAAAAACACATGAGCAAAGAACAATTATTTAGAGAAATCTACGAAGTGTGGGCAGGAAGCGAAGGCATACCTGAGCCAGTAACTTGCACAGAGGCGTATCTTTTAAGGCTCATTGAACAGATGAGAGACATAGCGAAGAAAGGGTTGGAGGAGGCACCACAACATGAATGGATTGGGTTGACGGATAAGGTTGAGCCTGTAGGCATCGTGAATCCCGCGTTTGTTGGTGGTGTCGAGTGGCTAATTGATTGGGCGGAAGCCCCGTTGCCAGACGATACGCTTCTATATACGCACCCGCCATTTTCGCCAGACTGGAACGCAGTTCAGTTACTGAGCGAGGAAAATCTTGCGCTGCATAGGCGGATTGCGGAGCTGGAGGCGGAGAAGGTTGAGCCTATCAATATAGATTGGCTATCTAATGTAATTAGAGCTGTTGACGGTAATAATACTCTTGGGGCTGGCGCGCTGGCAGAAAAGATTGTCGAGCATATTGCGCGCAAAGGGGAACGCGCATGACCTATCCGCAATGGGTATGCGGCGACTGCGGCATCAGATACGGACGGCGTGAGCCTGGTGTTGCTACTTGGCACATGGGCAAGTGCGACGTGTGCGGCAAGGAAAAGTCAGTCACTGAGCCGAGAGACTTCAATCATCTAAAGGAAGGCTGGCAAAATGAAACTACTTCTAGCACTGATTCTACTGATACTGCTTAACGCATTTGCGTTTGAGGATATGCTTCAACAATTCGTTGATGGGTATAAAGCCGGTGATGTTTCGATGCTGCCTTTATCTGATAACGCTAAAACTCGCAGCGGGTATAATGCAAGGGATATTTACGGCGATCTATTCCATTCGTCTTTTGAGCGAGCTATCCAGTTTCGCAATGTCAGATGGAATGACGAAAGAATCACGGCGGATTACTATGCCAATGTCGATGGCGAAAAATCAAGCGGATCGATGATTATGTTTGTCCGCGATCGCAAAATCACAAAAATCAATCATGACTGGAAAGTGCAGGAGGAATCAGAAATATCCGTGGCAGACATTGGTCAGGCTGGCGATAAAGTCAGTACAGCAATAGCGATAGGCACGGGGCTGGCGCAAGAGGCCAATCCATTGCTTGCAGGCTTCGGCCCTGCTGGATTCCTTATTCTGGGTGCTGGCGTTATATCAGGAAGAAACGCTGCATTGAAGTCCGAGAATGTATCTATGGAACAGTGTATAAGCTCAAGCCGTTTTATCGGGACTATTGGTTGGGGCGCTACCGGAAGCAACCTGCTAGCGATGGCGGGCGCTGGCCCTGTAGGGCTGTTGGGCGGTCTGGTTGCAGGCGCGATAGCCAGTCAGCAGAATTATAAAGGCGACTGTGTATCAGGGCCGGTGAGATTCGAGAAAATAGGGGAGGATGTTTAAAGTTATTCTGTAGAATATTACTGGCCGGTATTATTCTGACGAAGTTCACTTATCACCTCAATCGTCACATCTTCGTCGGCGCACTCCCAGCAGATACCATCCTCAAGCTCATCCTTATCGTAGGGAGCGCCGCACACTTTGCAGATTTCGACCAACATCATACACCGAGAGCCGAGCAGAAGTTGTATGTCTTTTGCCATATTTCCTGAGAATGAACCTTTCGATTTTCAAAGGCATAATCTACATATTTAAAAGCGTCCTCGATCTCAGGATGTTGGCCCATTTGCCGGAATAGTTCCTTCTTGACATCAAGGTTGGTCTTGTCGGTAAACTGAGGATCCTGCTGCCAGCGAATAACTAGAATCTGCGTCATCGACGCCCATTCATCGCAAGTGGCAGCGGCTACGGGTGCGGCAAAAATTGCAAATAGTAAAGCGGTAATCAGTTTCATATATTCCCCTTTTAAAGATAGTTTTCTTTCAGGTATCTAATACTAACTGCCATTTCATCAAACGCGCCATCATTTACTTCATGCAACATCCATAGTCCGCGCCAGTGCTGATTGCCCTGTGCGCCCATATAATCTTCGTCATGCTCGTAAAATGAACCTGATATAATTGCCGTCATCTCTTTACCGTCGGCCCTTCGCCCGAATGCTATCTGTCTACCTTGTTGGTGACCAGCAAAGCAGCTCATGTGCTTTTTGGTGAGTAGGGCTTGAGCAGTGGTAATTGGACGGCCCATCACGCCCGATGTAAAGTAGTGACAGTATGCAACGCCGTCTATAGTAATGACTTCTAGGAACGGGATGACTTCCCAATCCTGATATGGTAAATCATCTATAGATATAAGCCCGTCTAACTTTCTGTCCTCGTTGACCGCTCGATCTATTCTATTTTCGTGGTTGCCGAGCGTTAGAACCATGCGCGGTTTATATTGCTTTTTCTTGTTTCTCTCAAGCATCCGATTATATTTATATAGAGGCTCAAGAAGCGCGTCCATTGCCTCTCTAGCGGCCCATATATCCTTTTGGTATGACCTACCCTCAAAAGACTTCAATCCTCGGTCGTAGGTGCTTAAACTCTCCATGTCGGCAAAGTCGCCAATGCACACTATCACATCAGGCTTTTTCGCTACAATGTAATTACCAGCAGCGCGCAAAAAGTTAAAATCATTGTCGGGCTTTGCTTGAACGTCTGGAATTACTAAATGTTTTACTGGCATCCCTTGATCTGACATTCGGTCTCCCATGCTGTCCAGAGGGCGTTGAAGTCTGCGGTTGTTACCGCGCAGGCTTCGCGGAGTGTTTCGTAATCTCGTCTAATAGCGGCTGCGTCACCGTTTCGCCCGCTTTCGGCAGATTCGCTGGCGGCCTTGACAGCTTCGGACAATCCAGCGCGGTAACTGTTGGCTTCGACGCGCAGCCGGTTATCAAGAGCAGCGTTAGCATCACGGGAAGTTTTAAGGCGTTTCTCATAATAATCCCTTACCTGATTAACTATAACACTATGTGATACAACTAGTTCAGATTGCTTTTGAGCTGAAGCACGTTCCATCGCCGCGTTTTTGAGTTGTTGCTCAACCAGCTTTTTTTCAACTGCTACTTTATATTCGTTTAATTCAAGTCTGGCCGAATCGCGCTGATGCTTAATTACTCCAATATAAGCCAATAACGCCATGATTGCAAAGGCGATTAAAAGATGCTTCCACCATATCATAAGGAAAGGCATAGTTTGCGCTCCTGTTCACGGCGTTTAACAAGCCCGTTATATTTGACGCCGCCGGAATAAACCCATCTTGACAGCTCATTGCAAGCTCCGGTGTAGTCTCCGGCATTCAGCTTTTTAACTAACGTGGATTTGCAGAAAGCTCCAACACCTACATTGAAGGCAAAACTTGAGTAGGCGTCAAACTCGTGCTGATAAAGCGGCACTTTAATGCACGATTTAATACCGGCTGAGTGGGTGTTAATATCGTTTAATAATGACACCAATGCGCGATCTGGTGTTGTGGTATCTCCCATCCGAACGTTTTTAGTAGAGCCGAAGCCGAGAGTAGGAACGTCACCCGCTACCGGAATATAGGCTTTATCGCGGTATCCCTCCCAAGTCGCTATGCTTACAAGCACCGCCGCGCTCGCACCAATAATTTTTATGGGTAGTCTCATGAATCAGTCTGAGGGGAATTGGAAACAAACATTTCAAGGCCATCGCCGGTAAACTCCAGTTCCCGCCCATTGTCTAAAGTGAACAGGATAAATTCGTCATCCGTGTTAATTTCGATGGCGTGTATAGACAAGCCAAGTAGCGATTCGCATATCTCTTGTGGCGTTAGTTCACTCATCTATGTATCTCCCTTTTTGGATTTGCCGATGATGTTCTATCATAGCCCGATGCGCTAGCCACTTGAACACGCCATTTATGATAAGGCCGATAACTGCGATAATCAAACCACCAATGGCCGCAAGCTCATTTGCCGTCATCCCGAACAGAAAGGCTGAACCGCCTCCTGCATACGTTACTTTTGAGCCAGCGTCTGCAATTGTGTCGTAATCCATGAGTTTGCCTTTCTTGTTATTTATGAAAAATATGCTGCTGCTGCTCTATGTGCGCTGCTGCCAGAACCAGTTGCTGATATTATTTTTGTTCCACCCGTTGTAAAATTATCAGACGCTACGCTAGCTGAAGTAGAATCACCAATGCTTGTTGAATCAAAATTTTCTATTATCCCAGACCATGATGTTGTTCTTGAGCCACTCCAATAAATTCCACCAACAGCAAATCCACTGTCTGTTGCATCAAGATTCAAATTAGCAACATTATCAGTTCCGCTGTCTGTTGCTGTATCAATAGCAGTAACATTTGTGAGATTTCTTGCAGCATAAACAGATATTCCACACACTGAGAATTGAGCAGTCATAGTCACAACAACATTTCCAGTTGTTCCGGATGGAACATCAGCTATCCAAATACTACATTCAACACCAGTAGAATTATTTGCAACAACAGAAGATGCTGAAGTTCCAGCAACCGAAACTGAGCTAACACTTCTTGGGCTACTAATCGCAGCAGCATAAACAACAACAATAATTTTTCTTGATTGCCCTATATCTCCAAGACTAACAGATGAAAATGTATATGTGGTTAAATCACTAGAGCTGCTAGTGCTTGTTATATACTCAACAGTAGGAGCAATTTTTGTTTCTCCGCATTTAGTTGCAAACGCAAACATTAGAAGTTTCTCCCAAACAGTGATCCGTATGTATTAGTGCCATCACAAAAAAACGTGAAAATATCGAATTTACCATTAGTGCTTGTTTGGACTGGCGCAGAGCCGTTATTCCACTTGATTGTAGAGCCGCCAGCCCATGTGACTGTATGTGTGCCGCCATAAGCAACGATAATCACATAAGACTTGCCTGTAGTTGAGCTAGGCAGTGTAATCGTGTTGCTGCCGTTAGTCGTAATCTTTTGAACAGTTCCATTGGCAAGGTCAACCGTAGTATCGCCAGTGTTTGTATGGAGCTTTTCTGTATAATTAGCAA